TGCCTGCTATCAGTTCTTTTTATAGTACATACATAGCAAAGCAAAGAGAAGGCGAGTTTATTCCTAACGAACGAATTCCTAAAGGATTCGATCGCGGCATCGAAGGTATGAATTTCCTTAATCCTGAACAAGGTTACTTTACATACAAGTATGGTCTGTATTCAGCAGGTCACGCACAATTAAATCTAGAAAAGAGCGTTATTCAGGAATCAATGATTCAGCAACGAGATCGCGGCAATACTGTTATTGTTGGCGACTCAGGTGGTTATCAAATTGGTAAAGGCGTTCTTAAGTTTGATTGGTTAAACTTCGATGGTCCGGCTGCAAACAAAACCCGTTTAGATATTCTGCGTTGGTTAGAATTAACTGCTGATTGGTCTATGATGCTTGACGTTCCTACCTGGGCCTGCGATCATATTCACGGACCAAAGACTGGATTGAAAGACTTTGACGATTGTTTAGAAAAGACTAAGTTTAACAACAAGTTTTTCTTAGAAAATCGCGACGGTAAGGCTACTAAATTCCTTAACGTTTTGCAAGGCAGTGATTGGGATACTGCTGAAAAGTGGTACAACGGTGTTAAAGAGTTTAGTGACAATAAAGTATGGAAAGATAATGCAGCCGAAGGTTGGGCGTTTGGTGGCGCAAATATGTGTAGGATGCCTATTACATTGCGTCGATTAATGACTATGCGAGACGACGGCATGCTTGAAGGTAAGAATTGGATTCACTTCTTGGGTACTGCACAACTAGATTGGTCTTGTTATCTAACACAAATCCAACGTCAAATTCGTAAGCATATCAATCCGGAGTTAACTATCAGTTTTGACTGTGCTTCTCCGTTTATTGCTACTGCGCACGGACTTGTTTACACAAATGCTCAACACACTAACAAGCGTTGGTCGGTTATTATGGATAAGGCTCCCGATAACAAAGCATTAGCTGGTAGCGACATTCCGTTTCCGTTCGAAGGAGAATTTAGCAGTAGACTTACAATGGGCGACATTTGTCACTATGCACCAGGAATGTTGAACAAGATTGGCAAGGAAGGTAAAACTTCCTGGGATAGTTTTGCTTACGCATTAATGATGGGTCATAATGTAGAATGCCATATTAAAGCTGTGCAACGTGCTCAACAGTTAATGGATATTGAATGTGCTAGATTTAAACCAGACTGGAGAATGAAAGGCATCGAAGGCAAGAAAGAAATAGAATACAGTGATTGGGTTCCTAACAAAATCCTGTATTTTGGTCAATTCATCGAAGAACTGTTTAATACCAAAACCAAAAGCGAAGCATTTCAGATGATTGCAGATGCAGAAGGATTCTTAACCAGTCTAGAAGGTGCTCGTCTTCAAGGCGGACCAGTATCTTACGCCAACAAAGATTTATTTGATTGGGGTGATGCTAAGAAGGTTAAAGAAGAAGAATTCGATCAACAAGACGACGATAATCTAAACGAACTGACAGCAAATCTTGAACAGGAGTAAGTATGTACGAAAATCGAATCAAGCACCTAGAAGAGGCACATCGTGTCTTAGATAAACAAATCGATACATTAGAAAAAAATGGGCTTTTTGAAGATCTAAAACTTGAAGATTTGAAGAAACAGAGGTTGCATTTAAAAGACGAAATTGCTAAACTTAAACATAAGCAAAGCGGAATTAAATCTTAAATGACCCAAACATTCACACTCACGCAAACACAGATTAAAACACTCGCAGAAATGGCTAATCATTTTAAGGATATTCCGGAATTCAAGATTGTTATCAAGAATGGTTCCGGAATTGGTCCTACATACTCTGTACAATTTTCTTTGTTTGGAAAAGAAGTAAATGTCGATAACACTGATGTGAGTACATGGTGATGAAAGAAGAAGACTACGATAAGTTTGTAGATAAGCTACATACTAAATTCCCAACAATGTTCTCCGAACCATACGGCGGCGTAGCTGTTGGAGTGGGTTGGTGGCCTATCATCGAAGCATTATGTGATCAGATTGACAGTCATCTCAAGCACCGAAATGGGCTTGCAAAACAATATCCCGACCAACACAAACCCGTACAGCAAGTAGTTGTAGCACAAATTAAAGAAAAGTTTGGCGGTCTTCGTTTCTACTATGACGGCGGTGACGACACTGTTTACGGCATGGTACGTATGGCAGAATCCTGGGCTTCTAACAGTTGTGAAGAATGCGGTACTCCGGGTAAACGAAATGGAGAAGGGTGGGTTAAAACACTCTGCGATTTTCACATTGCTGAACGCGAAGCATTACGTGCCGAGCAAGACAGAAAGGAATTATAATGGCAACTTGGTCACTATCCCCACAATATAAGAAATCTGCTATAGAAAAAATGTTTTTCTACAAAGATGGAAAAATCATTTCTATCGAACAAGGGTTTCGCTGGGCTACATTTAAAGTAGATTCGGACGAGCGTCCTCTTACAGACGAAGAACTTAAAAATCCAGACGGATACGAGCTAGGCTGCATTGACAACGACGAGTGTTGGGAAATGTGGGACATGATTGACGGTTGCTGGGCAGACATCAATGCCGAGCGAGATGTTACACCAGACGAACTCGAAGCATTTGAATCAGCCTGGGAAGAAGACGGCTACAGTGGTGTGGAAGACATTGGGTGGTCTAATGACGACACGGAATACTACTATCACGGTCCGTTGGAACTTACCAACGAAGACACTGGCGAAGTATTCCAAGGCGAACCAGACGAAACAGTACCAGTTACACCAGAATCTGTTGACAAGTTTATAGATAATCACGTAAACTTTATAGAAAACATGACCGATGCAGAATGGGAAGATCTAGGGAAAGAAGATACTCTCATAACTCCCTGGTATCCAGTTAGCACCAATCCTGTTCGTGTAGGCACTTATCAAGTCCTAGAAACAGAATTAGAAGTAAGCTGGCCGTTTGCATCTAATGTAAAACCAGCAAACTGGAATGGTAAGAAGTGGGATAACAAAAATGTTGTCAAATGGCGGGGATTAACTGAGGAAGTTAAATGAATAGAGATTACTCAACCGGTACACAAGATAATGTAATTTTCTTTGAGGGCGTTGAAGTAGAACATACTCCTGCGTTTGGCATGCATACATTGTTTGTTACAGGTGTTCAACCTAATAGTGAAATTACACCCAGGTTGCGTAAACCAGGTCAACATATTTTCTTTGGTGCTAATCACAGTTTTAATCCGCAAGATAGACTAGAATGGCAACGTTGGGAGAGTATGATTGAACACTACCTAAACATGGGATATTTGTGTAGCCTAGATATTCCATTAAGTGCTGTTGAAGAATTTAACGACGGCCCATTGAACGAATACGACAATTTTATTCCACAGATCCGTGTACCTATCCCATACATTAAACTATGGAACTACAACACAATGATCAAGATCGATGACAAAGATTTTAAAGCAACTAATCCGGGCGTGTGGTCACATAGCCTGCACGAGTTAAAAGACCGTTCCAAATTCACAAGCTGGGACAAATATAAGGACGATAAAATATTATGAACTGGCTTAAAAGAGCTATCAGGAATTGGGTACGAGAAGATTCAGGTCTAGCTATTCCTAGCGTGAAAAGTGTAAGAGAACAGTCGATAGATTCATACGGATTTAATCTAAAAGTTTACAAAGCTAGTGGTGGTACAGTTATCGAAACATCGGCCTACGATAGACGATCCGATCGTCATCAAACAGGTCTATATGTTATCACCGATGACAAAGATCTAGGCGCAGAGATCAGCAAAATTATTACCATGGAGAATTTAAAAACATGATGCACGAAAGTTTAACAGTTAACGAGTTCGTCGTTAAAGAAGATAAAGCATTTAGACTGAAAGTACGTTCCTGGGAAGTAACTAGTCCTAAGGGTCTACATAATGTAGACTTTGTACAAGAATGCCTAAATAAAGACGGTGAAGTAGACTTTACCAGTACATACAACTTTCACCTAACTAAAGAAGAGATTGGTGAATTGTGTAAAGGGCTCTTATCCGTATGAAGCAAGAAGCAGTAGTTCTAGAAAATTTCTATTCTCCCGAGAATTATAGATCTTTGTTTGAAGAACTACACACTCATCCTTTCCAGTATTTTTGGGGAGATCCAACTGGATCTAAGTATTGGAATTACCAAGTAACCGACGAAGATAATAAAGTAAACAACTTGTCTCGAAAGCTATTTGAAGAGTTTAAATCACGATTTACCGAAGTCGGCGATTTAGGTAGAGCGTATATTAATACCACCACTTTTGGTTTAGAACCAGGTGCTCATTACGATTACGGAACTGAAGATGCAGTAACTGTCATTAACTATATCACCAACACATGGAATATCTCCTGGGGAGGTGAAACTGTATTATTTGACAATTATGCAACAGGCGACAATGACATGGAGAAACTCCGAGAGATCGGTTGGCAACCTCTAAATATTGACAAGGCTGTTTTGCCAGCGTATAATAGAATTTTACTTATTCCTGCAAATCAGTTACACGTGGCGAGACCACTATCAAGGTTTTTTCCAGGAACACGATATACATTAATGTACAAGTTAACAGGTTTTAGTGTTTCTCAATTAATGAAGAATTTTAAGCAATGACAACAATTAAACAAGACATCCGCCCTAACAAAATGATTTGGGTCACATTTCGTAAGGAGGGTATGCACAAATACCCAGCGGCGTTAACGGACCCTTCACTTGCTACAGGTGATGAATATGACGTAAGTTTTTTAGGTCATCCGCACAGACATATCTTCCATTTTACTGTATGGATCGGTGTTACGCACGACGACCGAGATATTGAGTTTATTCAGTTTAAGCGCTGGCTGGAAAACCTTTACAAAGAGGGTACACTTCAGTTAGACTATAAGAGTTGCGAAATGATGTCACAAGATTTATACGACAGCATTTCCAATAAGTATCCAGGCCGCGAGGTTTGGATTGAGGTCTCCGAAGACGGAGAAAATGGTTCATTTATTAAGTACTAAAAGGAAAGCTATAATGGCTAAAAATTATCGTGATATTAACTATTGGGAAACCAAGCCCGAAGTTGTTAAACTGTTTGACGATCTAGAGGCGTATCATGACTGGTGCCGACTAGAACTCTGTGAGTTCAACCCTGCAGATCTTTATAAGAAAGAATCTGCAAACTTCCAGGCATACCTGGCAAGTAAGCGTCCACGCAGACCTTACATGGGCAATAAGCCACGTTACAATACTCGTCCACGCAATGAGCAGAATTTTTCTCGTTGATCTCGAAGCAGTAGAAACAAGGTACACAGGCGAGTGGAAATCCCACTTGCCTGCCCTTCTTAAAAAGGCAGGACATCATGTTCAAGTTATCTGTGGCCCTGAAGATATTCCTCGTGCTACCACTCCAGGCGCTTTTCTTAATTTTGGTGGTACCAATATATACAAGGCTGTCCAGGTTGAGCAAATGGGCCGTTTATTTTGTGACGGATCCGTTCATTCCGGTGATCACTTTATCTTTACTGATGCTTGGCACCCTGGTATCATAAACTTAAAGTACATGAGTGAACTGTTACATATTCCTGTAACTATTCACGCATTGTGGCATGCCGGTAGTTATGATCCGCAAGACTTCTTAGGTCGCTTAATTGGTGATACACCCTGGGTTAGACACGCCGAGAAGAGTTTCTATTCTGCTGTAGACTATAACTGGTTTGCTACTGACTTCCATATTGATATGTTTGGCAAAAACTTGCTAGGCTGGAAAAACGATATGGGTGGAATGAATGAAAAACAACTAAACGATCACGGCCTCTATCGCACAGGTTGGCCGATGGAGTATATGCGTGACACGTTAGCAATGTACAAAGGAATGGATAAGAGGAATCTTATTTTATTCCCACATCGTCTTGCTCCAGAAAAACAGGTAGAAATTTTTAGAGACTTAAAAGAACACCTGCCACAATATGAATTTGTTATTTGTCAGGAACAACAACTGTCAAAGAACGAATACCACAACTTGTTAGGCGAAGCTAAACTAGTGTTTAGTGCAAACTTACAAGAAACTCTAGGCATTAGCTGGTACGAAGGTGCCATAGTTGATGCTATTCCTATGGTTCCAGATCGTTTAAGCTATTCTGAAATGGCGTATGATACGTTCAAATACCCTAGTGAATGGACTGAGAATTTTGAAGCATATGAGGCACACCGCCCAGACATCTGTTTTAAAATTAATCAGTACATGAATAATTACACAAAGTTTCTTCCCCGCCTAAATAAACAGGTAGACGATCTTACAGAACACTACTTTAGTTGCAATAAGTTACTAGAAGTGTTAAAATAATAAGATGTCATCCACGACATAAACTCGGAGAAAAAACTATAATGACAGAGAAGAAAGAAACAGCACTAGACGCAATGGCAGGCGATGGCGGTTATCAAGAAGCATACCTAGGAGATCATCTTCGCTTTAGGATGAAACGCGAAGGCAAGCGTTTCTGGGCAGGTGACAACATTAGCGAATATTTGCACGAAGGTGACAAAGAAAAGCTAATTGACGAAGCAACTGAAGCCTTTGAACTAGTGCTTGATCGTTTGCTTATTGATCGTGAGAACGATCCAAACAGCCACGGCACAGCTCGACGCCTTGCCAAGATGTACTTTAATGAAATAATGGCAGGTAGATATGAACCAGGACCAGACGCTACAGCGTTCCCAAATGATTCGCAGGACCGTTACGAAGGTATGCTTGTTGTTCGTAGTGAGCTTCGCAGTATGTGTAGCCATCATCACCAACCCGTTACTGGCGTTGCTTATATTGGCATTATTGCCGCTGAGAAACTCATCGGGCTCTCAAAGTACACACGCATTGCACAATGGTGCGCCAGACGTGGTACTCTCCAGGAGGAACTTTGTAATGACATTGCTAGGGAAATCGAACGTGCCACAGGAGCAAAAGACCTAGGCGTTTACATTCAAGCAGTTCACGGTTGTTGCGAAAATAGAGGCATTATGGCGCATAGTAGTCTTACACAAACTACTGTTCTAAAAGGTTCGTTTAAAGATGATGCTGGTACAAAGAAAGAATTCTTTGACAATATCAAAATGCAACAGGAGTTTGCCCCAAGATGAACTCAGTAGACATGGCCAATAATCTTATCTTTAGAGCCAGAAATCTAAAGGAATTTATTGTTACTACATCTGTACCTGACAATTTTCGTTTTAACGGATTAGTACCGTTTGACATGAGAATTGATCAGGATCAATTAGAAGCAAAAGTGTGGGCTGTAGATTTTGATGAAGCAGCTCACAGATTAAACGAGTATTTGGAGACATGCAAATGAAATGGTTTCTTAATCTTTTAGAGCGTATGGGTCGTAAGCGTATTGTAATGGATCGTGAGGTAAACGAACCGTACTTAGAACGTTACTATCTTTTTCTAAAGGATAGGGATCAATTTCCATTTAATATCTTCTTACATAAATTCTTAAAAGGTGACCCGGATGATTTACACGATCATCCCTGGCCATATGCTACGTTAATTCTCAAAGGCGGGTACTGGGAAACTACTCCAGAAGGCAGATTCTGGAGAGGGCCTGGACATTTTAGAACTTGTAGTGCTAACAGTTTCCACCGTGTCGAACTTGAACCAAACGTTGAATGTTGGACTATTTTTATGCCCGGTCCTAAACAACGAGATTGGGGATTTGATGTAAAAGGAAAATGGGTGCAACACGAACAATATCTTAAGGAAAGATATGAACAAGCTAGTTATAAGTAATACAGAATTTAAAGGAATGCTAATTAGCATTGCCAGACAAATGGCAAAGGATAACTGGCGTCCGGATTACATTGTAGGACTTACTAGAGGCGGTCTACAAGCTGCCGTTATGTTAAGTCACTATCTAGATGTGCCTATGCACACACTAAACGTTAGTTTGCGCGACAGTTCAATGGAGCCAGAAAGTAATCTTTGGATGGCCGAGGATGCACTAGGATGCTATTCTGATCCTAAAAATATCCTTATAGTTGACGACATTAATGATCAGGGATCAACCCTTAACTGGATTATGAACGACTGGCCTAGTGGTTGTTTTCCTAAAGGTGAGCGTTGGGCAACTGTATGGGGAACTAATGTTCGATTTGCTGTTCTTGTAGATAATCTATCTAGCAAGTGTGTCCGAGAGGTTGATTACTGTGGATTAGAAATTAACAAAGCGGAAGAAGATGTTTGGGTAGAATTCCCATACGAAGAATGGTGGACAAAATAAATGAAGTATGCGATCGGATTTATAGTAGCTTGTATACTATGGGTATGGGTTTTATCAACTATAGATATGCCAACATACAAAGTCTACGATTGCGGCATGGCCGAATGGCATCCTGATATCCCTAACGAAGTTAAAGAAGAGTGTCGCAAAAGGCGGAGCCGATCATATGAAAGAACAACTTAAAAAAGCCTACATAGATGTTGCTACAAGATTTGCCGAGCTGTCACACGCTCGTAGATTACACGTTGGCGCTATCGTAGTTAAGGATGATAGAATTATTAGTATTGGCTACAATGGTATGCCAGCTGGTTGGGATAATAACTGCGAGTATGAAATTTATGAAGACAACGGGGAAGACGAACCCGAAGTTATTTTAAAAACAAAACCAGAGGTATTACATGCAGAAACTAACGCCATTGCAAAACTTGCTAGAAGTAACGAGTCTGGTCTCGATAGCGACTTATTTGTTACTCATGCTCCTTGCTTGGACTGTGCCAAACTTATCTACCAAGCAGGTATTAGACGAGTATTCTTTGGTACTGCTTATAGGGATAATTCCGGGGTGGATTTCCTCAAGAAGTCGGGAGTAGCCATTGAAAAGCTGGACACTAACAATTGATCAGGACGGTGTACTTCCATTGCCTGCGGATTTATTAAATGAAGCAGGATGGAAAGAAGGCGACTGTTTACATTGGGTAGATAACCTCGACGGGTCTTGGACATTAGTCAAGGAAGACTTGACAACATTCATTAATAATGGTATAATAAACAATGAGTAAAATAAAAATTGCAGAGCTGTTTTACAGCATTCAGGGAGAAGGACGTTACATGGGCGTCCCGTCAGTGTTTTTAAGAACATTTGGTTGTAATTTTAAATGTGCCGGTTTTGGCATGCCACGAGGAGAATTAAGTGTTGAAGCAGAAAATATTGACCCTTCTAAGTACACCGAGTACAAATCGCTTCCTTTGGTTTCTACAGGTTGTGATAGTTACGCTTCTTGGGATCCTCGCTTTAAGCATCTTTCTCCCGTTTTGGATTCTAGTGCGATTGCCGACGCTATTGTGGATACGCTACCGCACAAGGAATGGCGGAACGAGCATCTCGTAATTACAGGTGGCGAACCACTGTTAGGATGGCAACGTGCTTATCCAGACCTTCTAGATCATCCTAAGATGGCAGGCTTGCGAGAAATTACATTTGAAACAAATGGCACTCAAGAGCTAAGTGCAGAGTTTGCACAATACTTAAAAGACTGGCCGTGGCAGCATAAGGATAGTCTATCTCGTGAACTTACATTTAGCGTAAGTGCTAAACTACCTTGCAGTGGTGAGAAGTGGGAAGAAGCTATTTGCCCAGACATTGTTAGATCATATCAAGTCATTGGTGCTAATGTATACCTAAAGTTTGTTATTGCTACAGAACAAGATTTTGCTGATGCTGAATGTGCAATTGCCGCATACAGAGCGGCTGGATTTACAGGGCACGTTTATCTAATGCCTGTTGGTGGTGTTGAAAGCGTGTATGCACTTAATAATCGAGCGGTAGCAGATATTGCTATGAAACACGGTCTTCGTTACAGCGATAGATTACAAGTGCCGTTGTTCAAGAACGAGTGGGGAACTTAATGAAAAAATTCTTAGAAAAACTTTTTGGTCTAGACAAGATTAAAGCAGAAGCAGAGGCAGCAATTAAAGCTGCCGAGGAATCTAAAAAATTAGCAGAAGAATCAGCGGCGGCTGCTGAACGTGCCAAAGAAGCAGAAGATTTAGCCAAACTATCTCCAAAGGATCGCGCTACTCGTAAAAAAGAACCCTGGGTGGGCGTATTAAATACGCATGTCAACAACGATAATATTCGCAACGGATTTTTCGAACTTGACTGGAACGATATATTTGTGCTAAAATTAAAACAAGAAGGTTACGGGGTTGACGGCGACTTAGATGAAGAAATTGTCGATCGTTGGTTCCGAGAACTTTGTGCAAACGTTGTAGTAGACGGTGATTACGGTGGTCCAGTACAAACCGGAACTGTTGATGTTACAGACATTTTGAAGAATAATAGATGACAACATATATTTTAGTAGACACAGCAAACACATTTTTTAGGGCAAGACACGTCATCAAAGGCGATGCTGACATTAAGCTCGGCATGGCATTTCACATTACTTTAAACAGCATTAAGAAAGCCTGGCAAGACTTTGGCGGGTCTCACGTTGTCTTCTGTTTAGAAGGACGTAGCTGGCGTAAAGACTTTTATTTGCCTTATAAAGCACAACGAGCAGAAGCTAGAGCCGCACACACAGAATCAGAAGCAGAAGAAGAAAAAGTATTTTGGGAAGCATTTGACACGTTCAAAGAATTTATCGTTGACAAAACAAATTGCACAGTATTACAGCATTCCAATCTAGAAGCAGATGACTTAATTGCCGGTTTTATTCAAAGTCATCCAAACGACTCCCACGTTATTATCTCCACAGATACCGACTTCGTGCAACTTATTGCACCAAATGTCAAGCAGTACAACGGTGTTATGGAAATGACTATTACGCACGAAGGATACTTTGATGCCAAAGGCAAAAGAATTAAAGACAAAAAGACAGGTGAAGACAAGCCAGCGCCAAATCCAGAATGGCTCCTGTTCGAAAAATGTATGCGTGGTGATACCAGTGATAATGTCTTCTCAGCGTATCCAGGTGTGCGTACTAAAGGCACAAGCAAAAAAGTGGGTCTTACAGAAGCGTTCGAAGATCGTAAAAGCAAAGGATTTAATTGGAACAATCTCATGCTACAGAGATGGACTGACCACAATGGTGCGGAACATCGAGTAATGGACGACTACGAAAGAAATCGCATTTTAATCGACTTAGCCCATCAACCAGAGCACATCAAAATACAAATTGCAGAAACTATCGCCCACGCCACAGGCGCTGACAAAAATATTAGCCAGGTTGGACTTAGACTAATGAAGTTCTGCGGCTTATATGATCTTAAGAAGATTGCAGAACAAGCTCAGGCATATGCTGAGCCACTTAATGCAAGGTACACACAATGACAGAAATTCACGCTAAACCTATTATTCAAGATAAGTTTTGGATTGTTGAAGAGAACGGAGAGAAGATTGCTACTCTTCGAAAGAACGAAGACAATCGGTTTGTTATGAGCAATGAGCTTGGCATTAAAATCTACGACAGTCAAGAAAGTCTAACTAAACAATTCGGTAAAGATTTCTTCATTGCTAAAATTGTTAAAGAAGCAAATAATTCGTTACCTAACGAGGTACACGGATACACAACTAGTACAACACCGTTTAATGCAATGTTTGATATTAAACGTAAACTTCCGTTGTTTACTAAAAGCGACGACAGTAAAAGTCTGTATTGTGCAGGATATTATGTTATTAAATTTGACAAAGGTTGGGTTAAATCTTTTTGTCCAAAATTAATTACCTTGCAACGTTACGACTTCAAAGGTCCATTTAAGACCGAACTAGAAATGAAACAGGTGCTATCAAATGTCAGCAAATGATATAACAACTCTACCAACAGTAGAAAAATTAATTCAAAGAGTTAGTGTTGCTGAAAAAAGTCAACAAAAAGAAATTCGTATTACTATACAAGAAGCACGAGACTTAACTGCCGAATTAAGTGTATTGACTAGTAAATTGGGTAGAACAGTGCAAGAAATTCATACAATGTTATCCGAAATACGTAGTAATACACAGAACATTGATGTTAAGTTCGACGGTGGTACCTTCTAATTGAGATAAATATATACGTGGTTAATTAGGAACACGTATATAATGTCAAGACCAAAACCAAAAGTGATACTTGAATATGCCAATAAAGAATCGTATAAGATTGAACAAATCTTAGAAAGCGATGCCATCTGGGCGGTGTTCTTTAAAGGCCAGCCGTTTAATCTAAAAAGCGGAAGTCTATTAGCTAGCTATCCTGGACCAAAATACAAGAAAGTAAGTTTTTCAAATCCAGGACACGCACACAATCTAGCTAAAAAATTAAACAAATTGTTTAAGACAACAGACTTTGCTGTTTTTAAGTTGACACAAGGCGAGAAAATAAGTTAATATGCACAATAAGAATACCTATACAGAGGTATTTCTGAAAGCAGCGGATTTACCCACTAATAATATTGACAAATTCAAATCAATATGGTGGTATAATCTACGAGAAAAGAACAGCACAGGACTTCGACTAACTGATCAGGGAATTGAGTTTGTTGAAGGCCAGGCAGATATTAAAACATACAAAATCGATCTTCCAAAAAATACTAAAATAACTCCGCAAATTTTAGTTTGGTTAGATCACTTCATCAACTGTCCGTATTATCTAGGAAAGGACTATCTTAAAGTAATGTCAGAACGTTCAGCATTTGAACTATACCTGTTTTCAGGTGACATTCGAAAGATGGGCATGGCAAAAGCTATGAACAAACGTCTAAGCCAGGATTAACACTTTCTTTAACCGTCAACATTAAATATCTTAACATGATAGAACTAAACGCCCTTGATGTTTTAAATAGTCGCAAAGTTAATTGCATGCCTCCTCAGTTTTCTAAAATTAAGGTTTCGGATACTGACTGGTTTGACAACAATCTTGAAGATTGGATTAAAACCAAACTAAAAGGTAGATTCTATTTGCATAAAACACCCGGCATTGGAGCTGACGGTCGAGTTCGATCGTTGACATATGTTGGGTTTGAAGACCACAAAGAGCTAACTTACTTTATGTTAGCCTGTCCACATTTAAGGAGAAAATAATGACGGAAGAAGTCAAAAACGAGACAGCACCGCAACAGCCAGCACCACAGGCCGCCCAGGGTCCAGATTTAAATCTTACAGATCTTGCAGCATTAAAAAGTATCGTTGAAGTTGCTAGTCAACGTGGAGCGTTCAAAGCAGCAGAAATGGAATCTGTAGGCAAAGTTTATAACAAACTAAACACATTCCTTGAATCTGTTGCTAAAAAGGAGGCTTAAATGAGAGCTATTAAACACATTGGTAAAATTAAATCATCGGGTACTAAAGTACTAGTAGTATTTAGAACGCTACCCGGTGAATCAAACATGACACTAGTGTGTCCTGTTGCTTCATTGTCTGATTCATATCACGATGCTATTATTAAAGTTGTCGAGACTGACCAGGGCCAGGAAGTTTTTGAATTCGGTGAGATTTTATTTACAAGAACTTTCCCAGACGGACGCCCCATGCTCCAAGCATTACGTGCAGACAATTCTCTTGTAAAATTACCTACAGACGCTGTATTAATGACGCCGGCACCAGGAAGTGAGATTGAACTACATCAACTAAACGTTCTAATTGCAGAACAGAAGAATGTTGCAATCGATGATTTATATACATTTGTATCCGGTGCTCCAAAGAAAGCAACCGTTGAAGAAATTGTAGAAGTCAAAGACCTCGGTCGAGACGCAGGCGAACCTAAGCGGGTAGAACCTTTAAAAGCATCACAAACCGAAGCTCTTTCAGACAAAGACATTGCTAAGTCTTATCGTAGCCAGGCAGACTCGATGTATAAAGAAGCTGCACGATTACGTAAAGAGGCAGATGCATTAGATCCTCCGGTCAAAAAAGCAACAAAGAAATCTGACGAATCGGTAGAATCTGTAGATGCCTAAACCATTATTTAGACCGCCGAAACATCTTGTTCAAGAATGGCCTGAAGTGTTTGAAGATCTTTACATGAATACCATGCCAGTTCATTACCTAGAAATGATTAGGTTAGAATTTGGCAATGGTAGAATTTGGGAGATTGACGTTAAAGAACAATTGGCACACAGTCATAGTGACATTGTTGCTAATAAATTAATTGAAACGTTTCAGGAATACAAAGAAGAGATTAAAAAGATAGATTTTAAAATTGATGTTAGTCGATTAAAAGGCGACATTGGTAATGAAACTAAACGAATATTAGATTAAAAAATATCCCCAATGGGGATATTTTTTTATACTTATAATATGCTTGCAACTTTTGTTGCAAACTCAATATGCACTTCTTCGTTGTAATGGTGTCCGGGAAGAATACGTTCACAGACTTCTGATATTTCTAACATTCTTGCAGATATTTTAATCATTTTGTAATATCGCTTGAGAGCAGCCTGATCGATAGCAACGTCTTTAAAACTCCATCCCCACATCCCCGATTCTAAAAATAAAACATTAGATCCTTCTAGTTTAAAATACTCTTCAGCAGATTTTAATTGAGAAATCGATGCCCACATAAAATCGTTATCCTTGTAATGTTTTAATTGGTATTCGAAAACAGGTCTAAGATAAGCAGGTGTGATTTCATTTGTATTCCAGTGGGCGTTAATGCTTTTAAAATTTACCACTTCGTTTGCTTCATTATATACAGGGTGACCTAGCCTATTAATATGTGTAGGCATTATCAAAACAGTTATATCTTTAGGTTTGTATTTTTCCAGCTTGCTGTTATATGTGTTAATAGCGCGATTTACAATTTCAGGATTGCTAATACCAAATCTTGCACAATTAATAACTTCTGCATCTAATAAGTTTTGTAAATGTGCAGGCCATGCCTTGTTCTTGCAGGCTTGTTCAAATGCTGAAAATTTTCCATTCATAAACATAGGCAACATTAAACTTTGCAATTCTGTATATAACTTAGCGTGTGTAGGCGGATATCCTTTTACGTTGCTATGAAGATTGCTAGTGTAACCAGGTATTAATAAATCAGCCGCTAATTCGTCGCCTGCGGTAAAACTATCACCGACACATATTATTAACTTACTTGTAGTTGTCATAAACATCTTTACATAGATTATAAAAATCTGTGTATTCAGGAAAAGTCTTTAGCAGGCTTGTTCCTAAACGACGATCGTTCTCTGTAAAGAAACTATAAAAGTCTCTGCGTCCTTGACGTATTTTATTTTCGTCAACTGTGTGTTCTTTCATGTAATTTGTAACACGCAAAAACTTTTCATATTCTACCCCAGTAAACCATTCCTGATTGTCTTTGATAAATTTCAATGTATCATCCATGTAGATGATAAAATCGTCTGTGAGAATATTAATCATCCAATGCGGAGGTTCTTTTAGGTATGGTGTATCAAAAGACACAGCGTTCATACCAAATTCTTTACGCCACTCAATTACCTTGTTCAACAAACTTTGAAAGTTGGTCACACAAAGAACATTGAATGTACACATTAAGTTTACAGTAGCCCCTGTGGCAATAACGGCCTTAACATTGCGTTCCCAATGATCGCATTTTAATCCGGTGCGCATATATTCTGCTTGTTCTCCCCAGCTATCGATGCTTGTAAAGAAACTAAACTTACGAATCTTCTTTTGATCTAGCAAACTTTGAATCCTTGCTAGCATCCTATCAACACGATCAAACGTAACGCCTAGATTGCTGTTTAACGTGATTTCTAGGTGAGGACTGGGCTCTGACTCCAACAGGTCAAAAAACTGCATAGCGGCGGGATTCATTAGGGGCTCGCCGCCAGTTATACGCAAGGTGTCTAGATCATTTTTTAAACTGGGCCACCATTTCCAAAATGCTTCAATGTACGGGTTGTCATCTTTTGGGCCGTAGTAAGTTCCACTGTCCATAAACTCGATGCCATATTGATTGTAAGTTAAATCGTAGTTACCGTGCTTCTTGATCTCTTCAGTCCACATAGTACTAGCTTGGGGGCAGCAATAACCACAACGATAGTTACAAGCATTACCAAAACTTACCTCTAGGTACTTTGGATTGATCGGAGCGTCCCAAGGTAATTCTGCTAACTTTTCAATTAAGGGTGTAGAAAATCCACTAGAACTGTGAATCATCCTATCACTAATATGTTCGCCCGGTAAGTCTTCAATGTTCCAGCAGTAGTAGCATTCACTAGGACGCTCACCCTCTAGCATTTTCTTACGCTGTTCTTTCTTCCACTTGGTATTGTGTAATGCGCTAGGATCTACAGTAATTTCGTCTAATCCAATATGATGAGGACGAGGATGGTAACAACTGTGATTATCACCCGTGTGAAGATACAGAGTTTGATGTAACCATTTCATTGTACAGTAACTAGAACTTACTGCATTTAATCTATCTCTTACATTTTTAATAAACTGTACTCTATGATCCATTCTTGCTCTCGTTATATAAATTTTCTAATTCAGGGAACGTATTTAAAAAATATGTTCCCCTTCTTTTATCATGTTCTTGCCAGTATAAGTAAAAATCTTTTACAGCAGATGCTCTATCAAACGGTGTTGATTTAATCCAATCAATTAATCGTTGAACTTTACTAATTTCAAAATCTTTAAATCCCTTAAATCTAGTCTCCGGTGTTTCGTGATGCGCTGTCATAAACTTAACAGCATCTTCTAAAACATAAACCATTTCCGAAGCTATCCTAGGATCCATCCAAGCAGGGCTTGTTAGCTGCGGAACATCAAACCACACTAACTGCCTATCTGTATTATGTGTTTGTCTCAACAATAAAATATTCTCAAGATATTCTATAAAGCGAGAATAACTCAAAACGTTAAAGGTAATAATAAAAGTAAGACTATGTTTATCAGCTGTAGAT